TATTATTTGCATTAAATTTATTGTTTGGAATTTTTGTTTGGTATCATGCGATTGTAAATAAATTAAATTTGGGTAAAATGGATGGATTAGCATTAGCTATATATTTACCAATATTAACATTAGCATCATTGTATATGTTTAAGCAAAAAATGATAACAGAAAATTATGTTGGAATAGTTTTTATAGCAATTGGTGCATATTTAATATTAAAAGAATAATTAATAACTATCTTCAGTAGGATCTTCATAACTACATGGTGTGTAATTGTTCTCATTTTCATCTCTAAAAATGAAATTGTGAACTTGTTGAGTTAACCAAACATGATATAATTGAAGATTTTTGTAGTCACGATTATCAACACCTTTAGCGATAGTTCCGTGCATTAAATCAGCCCATAAAGGGTCAAGAAGGTCACAATGTCCGTGTTCTTCAGATTCAATATATTCAACATTAAGGTCACTTTTTAAAGAAAGTAATTTTTTCATATCAAGACGAAATGCAGGTATAAATGGAAGAATAAAAGGGTCAAGAGACCATTTGTAGGATTTTTCAGCTGTAATAATTAATAAATCTTTTAAATAAAATAATTTTTCATTTTGAATATTATTAAATACATTAAATAATTTACTATTATCAACGGGGTCTAAGAATATGGCTTTTTTAATATTTTTGAAATTATTAGCGAGATTAATAGCATTAACACATCCAGAAGAATGTGCTATTGGTATGATTGATGAATATTCATTTTCGATATCTCTAATATATTCATAAGATGCTTGGAGATCGTTGGGTAAAACAGAAACAGAATATTTGTAATCAACTAAAGAACTAATAAAATTATTGTAAATGTCTCCAGGAATGAAAGAATTTGCTCCAGTAAAAAAAAGTAAACATTCAAGATTTTTTTTATCAATATTTTCAGGTTCATAAACCTTTATAATTTTATCATTGTATTTTTTTTTATAAATATTAGCAGGATAGCTAAAAATGTAGGAAGAATGGACTGGAAGCAAAATGAGTAGAAAATGAAAAAAGGATTTCATTTGTAAATTATATAAATATAAAATGTTTATGTATTAATCTACAAAACATTTATTACATTTAGTAACTCCATTGATAATACTATAATTTTCAGGTGAATTTTCTTCATCATTATGTAAGATATTTACATTAAAATTAATTAATACTTTATTACATATCCAACATTGAATAATTTTAAGTAAGTGACATTCTTCCCAAATAATTCTTCGTATTTCAACGGGTAAATAAAGTTCATTATTAAGACTAGTAATATGCATAAAGTATTTGATTCCAGAAGGATTGTACATTATATATTATAAATATAAAGATATACTTGTTAAATTATTTAATGGAAAATCATAAAAAAGAACTGACAGAAAAGGGATATACAATATTTAGAAATTTGTTATCAGAGGAAGAAGTGAATGAATATAAAAGTGAATTTAATAAATGGTTAGATGAAGTACCAAATTTGAGAGAATTACATTCTATGATAGATTTTAATGGTATTTTTAAACATCATCAAGTAGGAAATCAAAGATTTGCTTGGTTAGTAAGAACTAATCCAAAAATTGTAAATGTTTTTAAAGAATTATGGGAAACGGATGAATTGGTGACTTCATTTGATGGATGTTGTTATTATCCAAAAGAATATAAATCACAAGATAGATATTGGACACATACGGATCAATCATCAAGAAAAAAGGGAGTTAATTGTTATCAATCTTTTGTGAGTTTAACAAATAATGTGGAGAGAACATTACAGCTTTATGAAGGAAGTAATTTATTGCATGAAGATTATTTTGAGAGGATGAATATAGATGAACCGAGAGATTTTAATGTAATTGAAATTGAATATATAAAAACTATATTAGATTCGCAAAGAATTTTGAGTGTAAATGCAGGAGATTTGGTAGTTTGGGAATCAAGAACATTTCATCAAAATTTGTGTGGTGATGAGGATTGTAATGAAGAGAGATTAGTACAATATTTGTGTTATTTACCAAAAAATAAGGAAGGAAATGATGAAAAAGAACGAAGACATAGAAAGAGATATTTTGAAACACGAAGAACAACAAGTCACTGGCCGTATCCGATGAATGTGATACCGCATCAACCAAATTTATATAATTATTATAATCCAGATTTTCCTATAATTATAGATTATGATTCACTTCCATTACCTAATTTGGATGATTTAAGAGAAAAAATAGAAGAATTATTATGAATAAAGTTCAAGCCATCCAACGATGATGTATTTATCTGAACTAATAGGTATATTGCCTCTATGAACGTATGTCCAAGTGGAAGGAAAAAGTAATAATTTGCCTTGTTTTGGTGTAATTTTGGTTCCATCAATAAATTCAGTTTCTCCTCCGATAGTTACATCATTAATATACCATATAAATGTTAATAATCTATAACCATTTTGTACATCAACATTAAAATCATTATGAAAAGTATAATATCCATCATTTTTATTATATTTGTTGAGAGATATATGGCTTTCCATAATTTTTAAATTTTTGTTATTTAAACTTTGTAGATTAATATTATAATTTTTAATATGTAATAAATATAGTTTGAAGGCTTCTTTTAATTTTTGATTTAATATATTGTAATATATGTTAGGAAGGTCATAATTAACACTAATATATGAGCTATTTCGTATTTTTTGTTTAATTTTATCGCCAGAAATTTTAGAAGAATGTATTTTATTTTCATGTTCCTTTTGATTGAATATACTAATAAGTGTATTGCAAAATGATATATCAAGACTATTATTTATTGTATAAATTAAATTAGACATTAATAAATTTAATTTATAATATTTATATTATTTATCTCTATAATATAGTTTTCCTACAATAGTATATTTGTCTTGATTTTTAGACATGTTATGTTTGTACATCATGTCCCAAGTAGCAGGATATAAAATTAAATTACCTTTTTTTGGTGTAATTTTGACTCCATTAATAAATTCGAGTTCACCATCTTCTTCAATTGTATTAAGAAAAAAGATAAAGGATACCATAGCAGCACCCAAATGGTTCCATTCAAAATCGTGTTTAAAATTTTGAAATCCAGTATTTTTATAATATTTATAAATTGTGTATCCATTATCTTGAAATTGATTGTAAGTAAATTGATCGATTGTGTCATTGCAATATTTATTATAAAGCATTGTATGTTCTCCAATGATTTTACAAATAATGTCATCTATTTCTTTCCATTGGTTAAAATCAGATGACTTATTGTTTATTGTATAATATGAAAAATTAGAATCTTTATTAGAAGTATTGTTTGTATTATTGCAGTTATTAAATTTATTAATAATGTTATCACACATTCTGTTGGTTAAAACATTTTCATAAGTGCAAATAAGTTTTTTAATTATATTTTCCATATTAGTAATATACTAATAAAAATTTTAAATAGTTTTTAATTTAAATTTTACTCCAGCAGAAATAATATATTTATGAGAGGTTTTAGAAATTAATCCTTCATGAACGTATGTCCAAGTAGATGGAAAAATTAATAGTTTACTTTTTTCAGCTTTGATTATGGTTCCATCAATAAATTGTGTTTCTCCACCTTCAATAACATCATTTAAATAAAATATTAAAGTGATACTTCTATAACCAAAATTTAAAATTGTTACATGGTCACTATGTTTTTTGAAGAAATCTTTATTTTGGATATATTTATGTATATAGAAAATAGGAGAGATTTCAATATTTGTAAAAGTAATATTATTATGATTATGTAAAAAATTAGAAATATAATTTTCAGTTGTTTTGGTAATAATTGGTAATAAAGTATTATAATAATTTTTCCAAATATTACTATTTTTGTGCATAATACAAAAGACAGCATTAGTATCTCGAGTGACTAATACTGTACTAGATATATCATTTACTAGTATTTTTTCTTTAATAGAATTAGTTGAATTGTGAGATATATTATTGTTGAAAGTTTTAATAATATTGTCGCAAAGTTCATTACTAATAATATTTTTGTAATTTTGAATTAAATTAGTCATAACTATTTAATTATTATTATAAATTTTTAAGTAGTAACCATCCAGTTACAATATATTTGTTTGAACTTACTGGCATATTTCCTTTATGGACGTAAGGCCAAGTTGCTGGAAAAATTAATAATTTGCCTTTTTCAGGTTTAATTTTAGTGCCGTCAATAAATTCGGTTTCACCTCCTTCATCAATAGTATTTAAATAAAATAAGTAAGTTAATATTCTACAAGTTCCACTTTTATCATCAGCATCACCTATTGAAGTTCCTAATAAATGAAAATCATTATGCCATTCATATAATCCGTCATTTTTTAAATATTTCATCATCATATGATATTGATTTATGAAATTTGTAGGCAGTTGAAAATTAGTAATATTTTTGTATTTATTAACATAATAAGTTAATTTAGAATTAAGTAAATTAAATATTTCTAAAAGATGTGTATTTTCATGGGGTCCAAAGGTTAAATCCATAGTTTTTTTGTATTCGGGTTTATATCCTCCAATAGTTGTTCCTTTTTTATTGTCTATATTATGTTCAAATTTGTGTATTAAATTATCACATACTCTAGAACTAATAGAATTTTCAAAAACTTGAATAAGATTATCCATAATAATTTAATATTAAATATGTATTTAATATTAAACATCATAATTTAAACATAATATTAATAAGTATAATAATGTTTGTATCAAATAATTTTTTGAAATTATTTTACAATTTTATGTTGGGTGGGATGCCTTCATTGACGGCAAATCCAATAAATAAGAATGTTTTACATGCTCCATTTTTAGTAAATTCTTATTCAACATATATTAATTATCGGTTGAATAATAATCAATATAATAGAATAAAACATTTTTTAAGAGAAAATGATAATAATTTTGATATGTTAGATACGGCAATATTAAAGAAAACAGATAAAGAATATTTTATAAGTATAAATATTTATAATTGTACAAGTCCTGTGTTTGATTTTTTAACAGATGGTCCAGCAACAAGATGTGAAATAAATACATATGTGGTAGATAAAAATAATTTAAAAGGTACTTTAATAATGGATTATGTATCAAATGTTATATCATTAGATCCAGATAATTTATTTAAGAAAAAAGGAAATATAAAATTTGAAAAAAAGGATGATGTGATAAGAGGTTATGCAGATAATAATAATTTTAATTTGGAATTTAATTATAATAGTAAATATAATATTGAAACTTTTAGATTAAGTTCAAAATTGATAAGATTTACAGATGTTATATTTTATAATTGTGGTTTATATGATAAATTATATTATGATTCATCATTAATAGAAAATAATATAATAAATTGTTATGAAAATGATGTTAAATTTAATTTTTTAGATTTAGAATTTGATGAGGTTCATTCAGTATTTTATTTTGAAAAAAATATTAATTTTATAGGTGGTATGTGGGCAAATATATTTAAAGAGTAATTTCTTTTTTTTTCTTTTTAATTGGTCTAATTTTGTTTATTTGAATTCTTCTGTAAGTAGGTACACGCCATTTACTAGGATTTTCAATTAACCATTGTATAAATCTTTCAGTATTACTTTTTAATATTTTTTTTGGGGGTGATTTATCCATAAAAAATATTAATAATATTTTTTTAATATTTTATTAAATTTAATCAAATTTATTGCCGGTTATTAATCTATAAAATGTGTATAAACCAAATAAAATAATGATACTATGAGATATCATAAATAATATGTTAACGATTAAAAAGTTATTAGCAGAAGTTAAAGAAACATCGGTTATCGTGTGATTATTTATCAAGTTATATAAATTGATGTTTATAATACAAGAAGCTGAAATAATTAATAAAGAAACTAAAACTAAACCAGATGCATATATACTACTTTTGCTTCTATAAAATCTGGAATATCCTAATGCAGCAAATGAAACTGTAGTTGTTAAGGCTACATTTCTGATGGTAGTTTGATAATACATTAGAATATCTTTATTTGATTGTAATTCTAAATCTTTTTTTTGTAATTTATCGGTTTCCATAATATATATTGTAAATATTAAAAGTTAAATAAAAAAAATGATAGTAATTAATGGGTTTTATAGCAAATGGATTAATAAAAAGACCTATTTTAGTAAATAATAATGTTAATATGTTAGCAAATTCAACGATTTATAATCCAATAATAGGTTCAAATTTGGGGATACCATTAAATATTTTGCAATATGTATTTACTACAACTTATTATCATGAAAATATTTTAAATAATGAATTGATTTTGTTACAATTTGCGATAGGAATTTTTACATATGGTACAGATAGATTGTTAGATGCTATAAATTATAATAAAGATGAAAATAAGTTAGTGGTATATTCAGAGTCTAAGGTGAATTATTATGATTATTTGGTTGAAAATATGAATGAAAGTATATTAGTTATAATAGCAAGTTATGTATATATATTAAATTTATTGAAATTAAAGGAAGAAACATATCCTTTATTATTTGCTTTAACATCAACATTATTTTATAGAGATTTTAAGAAAAATTTTGGTGAATTGAAGCCTTTATATATTGGTATTTTTTGGACATTAGGTTGTGTGATATTGCCTTGTGTAATTCATGATGGTAATTATGATATATTGTATCATCCAAATATATATTTACCTAATTTTTGTGTGATGTTTGCATCAAGTAATATGTTAGATATTAAAGATATAGAAGAAGATAAACAAGAAAATATAAAAACTTTGGCGGTTTTATTAGGAGAAGATAATACTAATTTGTTGAGTAATACTTGTAATGTAATAGGTTTTTTGATTTATTTAACAAATTTTAGTTAATGCGGCTTTATTAACTGGTCGTCTAAGGGGAGGTTGCCCCTTACGCAACAAGCCGACATAAGTCGGCTTATTATATGAGCGTCCTTCGTTCGCTTTAACGAAGTCGTGCGACCTCACGACATTAATCTTCTTTATTAAAAAAGATGTATAAGCCGGCGATGATAGTAAAAATACCAAAAATCTTTCTTAAAATGTCAGTATCAACTTTAATTGTGAATTTTGCAGAAAAGAAACTAGCAATAGTAAAAAGCAAAGCCATATACATAGCTGCTTTTATATCACCAAAACCTTGTTTATATAGTGAAATTGCTGCAAATACTCCAATTGGTGGTAATAACATAATTAAAGAAGTAGCAATTCTTGATTTGAGAGAACTTAATACGCCAAAAAAGGTTAATAATGGAACTATTAATATTTCGGCGCCTCCTCCAATAAATCCAGCAAATATTCCAGTAATAAGTCCTGTTAAAGTTAAACCCAAAAAATAGTTCATTTTATATATTAAATATAAAATAATAATATATAAAAAATGGAGAGGCCATCAAGAAGTCCACCTAGAAGAAGAGAGATTAATATTAAAAAGAGAGGTTGTTCAGTTGGTTTTGCTGTGGGTTTATCAATTAGTGCAACAATTTTAATAGCATATTATTCAGATTAATT